GTAGGCCGCAGGAGTCTCGTCTACCATCGTGGTAGTGCCTGAGAATATCTTGTTGTTACCTGCGGAGAAGAACGTAATGTCTCCATCCTCAGCAACAAACTCACCCATAGACTCTACGCCGTCAGAAGACCCTAGAAGGTCGTTGCCATTTAGGATTTCATAACCCTTCCTTGCGGCAATCCTACCTTCTTTATCAATGACACAGTTGTCCGCGACCGCAGAGAAACTTGCGTCCTGCGCCAAGGGTGCGTCTTGGGTGTTTATCCCCGCGAATCCCGGTGCAGTAATGGTAATGCTCTGTAGCTGTTGAGCCATCTAAACCACCATAAATGTTGTTTCGTCAGGGTAACGGTTAGCGTCAATAGCTATCGCGTCAGATAAGGCCGTAGAAGCAATAGCAAACTGCTCTGCTGCTGACTGACCTCCTGTCTCACCCCTCTCCCTCAGAGCCATAGCGAAGGCCATTTGGACTACAGGGTTGTGAGGTACTTTGATCTTTGTAGCGTCTGCCGTAATCAAGCCTTGAGGCTTAGCCATGTCAAACCGCAGGTTGTAGATACCGTCAGGCTGTGGGTATAGCTTAACCTTGAGGTCGTCATTCGCATCTACTCCCGTGATGGTGTAGGTAGACGGCGACCCCGAGGTAACGTCTTGATTGAAGTATACATTATTAAAGAATGACTTAGTTTCTAGCTTCATCATCCTGTTGGCTGAGTCGTTGATTACATCCTTAAGGACGGCTTCTTGACCCGAGCCTGTTAGTGAATACTCCGCTGTGCCGCTAACGGTGTTAACCAATACTGTGTCGCGAAGGGCAGACCAATTCCAAGAATTCTCTACAATCCTCTTTGCGTCATTCACAAAGTCTCCGACTAATGCGGAGTAGTCAGACTCAAGGGCTGTGTCTACTTGGTCTTCTCGTAACCGCCGAAGGACACTGTTGATCGCTTCTAGGTATGTCATTGATTGCCTCCTGCGGCGCTAAGGAATTGCTCGAACATTCCCTGTTGTACGTTTTCCAACTTTGTAAATTTTGTTGGGAATAAGATGGACTCAGTAATAGGAGTCTCATTCATAATGTTTTGTATTAGCGTAATGTTGGTTGTCTGCTGCTTAGGTAGCTCAGGCATGAAAGGCGGCGGGTCAGAAACAATAACAGAATCGTCGTCATTGCCGTCATCATCATCACCGCCCCCATTATTACCACCGCCCCCATTATTATTAACCTCAAAAGGATCGCCAATAACCCTGCCTGTTGGCTGAGGATCAACCAAGCCTTGGTTTTCAATAGCAGTGCCTGACTCCGCAGCAGCTTGATTAATAGACTCAACAGTATTTCCTGTCGCGGCAGCTACCTCTCCAACTGACATGCCACGATCATTGACTACCTTTACAACATTCGAGATAGCGTCACGGTTGTATACGCCAAAGATACGCAAAGCTTCGTCAAGTAATGTCCCGAAGTCTGCGTCCTTATCTACTTTATCCCACTCTGCTTGTGGGTCGTCAGTAACAATAGACTCATCGCCCCCTCCCAAGATATTAGGATCAAGACCATCGCCTTCTAGATCATTCTCTAACCCTGTAGTACTAAAGTCGTCAGTCTCTTGAGAGGCAAGGAAGTCAGCTAACTCTTGGTTGATGCTTTCCTCTGTCTCAGGGTCAAGACCCGTAAGAGTGTTGTATTGCTGTTGTATCTCTGCCGCAGGGATTCCTGTCTGAGCGGCGACCTGATCAACCGTTACAAGTCCTTGATCTAGCAAGCCCTTTACATAATTTGTTTCGAACTGATTGATTCCGTCTGCAACATTGACAGGACTCAAAGCGCCTTGCACTGAGAAAGGAACTACATCAGGCACACCTTGCGTTTCAAGCACGTTAGCCAATGCTTCATTAGCCAAGGCTTCTTGGTACGTTTCATCAAACATTTGTTGAGAAGACTGAATGCCTGTACGGTTGTCTAGCGTACTGCCAAAGCCTCCCATCTGCTTGTAAATATCTCCTGCTTCAAGCGCAGGCAAACCAATCAAAGGCTCAAGGTTAGACTCAATAATCTCCTGAGCAGTTGGCTCAAAACCCTGAAGCGTAGTATCGCCCTCTTGCTGAACTAGGTCTTGAGAATTAACAGCCCGACCATCGCGACCAATAATGTTTAGGTTGCCGAGACTGTGCTGATACTCTGCTTCCGCAACGCTCATGTATCCTCTGTCTGTTAAAATAACAGAGGTTGGTTTTAGCTTGTTATCTAAACCCGCCATTACTCGTCCTCATCTACTAACAGGTTGTTCGTGAGGGCAGACTTATAAGTCTCCATCAAACCTATTAGGATTATAGGGCTAACGCCCTTTTCAATTTCTGACTCAACCCAAGTACCAAGGGCTTCCATTGAGTCTTCTATTACCTTGTCTGTCTTGTCGTGTGGAAACTCTACAATCATGGGCATACGTCCGGTAAAAGTATTCCTGTTGTGGTTAACACTATTACCCGCCCTGCCTTTCTGATGTATGTTACAGGAGCGGTACAATAAATCTTAAAGTCTTCAACCAACCCCTTAGTGATGTCACCACGATCATACCCGTCTGAGAGGTTGTCTGTGATGGCGCAACTCGGCAATGCTAAGGTGCATATCATTAACCATCTCTTTATAGCTGCCCATCGAATGATCTGAGATTGCATCGCCTAGTCCAAAGTCATTGCTGACGTAGCCCTTGGGAGGGTTGAAGAACACCTGCCCCCAATTATCAAAGTATACAAGGTCTTGGTTTGCGTCAGGTTTGTATCCGATCTTCGGGATACGACTCACAACGTCACTGCCCGAGACGTAAGACACTTGTACCTCGTGGTTCATATGCTTTTTAGAGCCGCGAAGGAAGACCCTTGGTTTGCCAAAGGTAATCATCGTAAGGTCTGTGAAGTCTCTACAAGCCCACGCTGATAACTCAGCTAACGCCCCGCCAAGAGAGTGTCCCGTAATCACGGTCTTCTTGTGAGGGCTTAGTAAGCGTCTGATCCGTTTCCACACTGACTTGTGTGCCAAGGCAAACCCACCATGAGTCCACCGTCTATTGTAGTACGCAGGGATAGCTGACAGGTTAAAGAACCAATCCCCTAAAGAGTTAGTGCCGCGAAAGACAACGTAGTCGCACTCAGGCGTACACTTAACATACGCCACAGTAGAGGTTAGCTTATTCTCTATCTTGATAGCGCCAACCATGTCGTCTTTGTAAGCGTCTAGTGACAGCTTTGCGGCGACCTTCTGCATTACTCTGCACACTCGATCTGAATAGTGTTAGGTGCTACTACCTCAGTAATGGCTTCGCGGTTAGCTAGTCGTTGAGTAGGCGACAGCTCGCAGTATTTTTCTACCGCACCGTCAATGACTTCTAGTGAGGTGCAAGACGCAAGGAACATAACGGGGACGATCAGTAGCTTTTTCATAGTTACTCCATAAATCCAAAGAAGGCCGCAATGCCTGCGGAAATTAGTATCCAAACAATTCTTTCAGTAGCCATTGAGGTAGCCACGCTTTCCGCGAGGGAGTCTATCTTCTGCTCCATAGCATCTACTTGTGACTCGATCTTAGACTGACGGTTAAAGACCGTGACTAATCTTTCTTCTACTCGCGCTAGAGAGATAATGGCCTCCTGTAGAGAGTCTATTTTCTTTTCTACTCTTGAGAGTCGGTCTTCCATACTGCACCTATAGCGTAAGATCAGCAGCTTTGCGGCTGCTTCTGAGTTGATAGATATGGCGTAATGCTTCACCGCCTTCTCGATGGAAGACTATTTGGTGCATTGCTGAGGCTGCACCGTAACCTGCTCCTGCATGCCACGAGTCAGGTGGAGCTAGTGTCGCAAAGGACTCCACGAATACTCCGTTGTCTGTCTCTAGCAGAGTTTGATGGTGGATATGTCCTACTAGCCACTTGCGGTAGTTAGTAGACGACCACTGCTCAGGTAGCATCTTAGGCAACAAGGACGCGAGCTTAGGCGCTCTTACTTTATCGCCGTGGTGTACTGCTATTAAGTTCTTGCCAAACTGTAGAGTGTGAAAGAACCCGTGAGGGTCTAGTATTGTCACTCGTGGCTCGTTGGCATAGTAATACTTCAGTATCAACGCGAGGGCTATGGCAGTGTCAGAGTCGTGGTTACCACGAGCCATAATCACCGCCACCTTCTTGTGCTTCTCTAACATCTTCGAGATAGAGTACACAAAGGTCTGTGCTGCTACGTCTAGTACGACTTCAATTCGTGTGTCTACGTCTAGCTTTGTACCGCCAAAGGTAGTACCGCCTGAGCCGTTAGCGTGGATAAAATCTCCCACGTTAACTAACAAAGCATTCTCAGAAGGAGGCGCTAGGTCTACTAGGTAGTCTATAGAATCTCGCATAGACTCTGAGGCTATCTTAGTGTCGTAGTCCTTCTCCTTAGTCTCACGAGCGTCAGCCCTCATGCCGAAGTGTGCGTCACCAATTACAATGGTAGGCAACAGGTCAGCGTCAAACTTCTTAGACTTGGGCTTGGCTTGCTTTTTAGCTTTGGGCAGGTCTTTAGTTAAACCATCCACGAAAGCCTGTATCGCCTTGTCTCGCTCGGCCTCTTTCATTGTCCTGCGAGTCTTTAGCCAAGCCTTCTCGCCATCATCGTTAGTGGTGTAGATAGACCGACCAACAACGTACTCGCCTTCAGGAACGTGCCTTCGAGCATCCCAATTTTCTGAGTACCCCGCCGCAGATGCAATAGCTCTAACCATACATACATGATCGCGAACACTGCCCGGATTTATTCCAAGCTGTGTCGCAGCTCTAGCAGAGTTTTTGCCTGCTAACTCCCAAGTCTCAATTATCTCGCGCTGACGAGCGGTCTTGGCGTAATCGACTAAGCTCAAACTACTGCTCCTACTATGGCAAAGATACACACAAGTAAAATCCCGCCAATGAATACAAACCCTATACTGTCAATAATCATCCGCTTCCTAGCTGCCCTTGCTTTAGCTGCATCTAATCTTTGCTTTCGGATGACCTGACGTTGGCGCATCATCTCAACGTAAAAGTCCTGACCTACCGTTAAGACTATTAACTCACGAAGCTTCTTTTCCATCTCCTGAGTCTTATGCTTCGCCATTGTGATTTGTAGAGCTGTGGACTCTACAGACCCTTTCGCGAATATCTTAGACACCGTAGAGGCGTTGCTTATCTCAGCCTCTGCTTCGAGTATCTTGTCTTTACTATCAAAGAACGCGCCAAACTTATGCGCTAAGTCTTGTACCTCGTGTCCTTTGTTGACAGCTTGGTTGATGTAGTTAAACGCCTTACCTGCTGCGTTTACTGCTGCAATAATCTCTATCATCAATAAGCCCTCACGCTTACAGGGTCTGCGACTCTTGGCAAACAATACGCCGCGAGGGTTATCTGTCTTGGTTCTGCCTTAATCGTCCTCTCTACCTTGCCTTTGACGATTGCATTGGCAAAGTAGTTACACCTGTTAATATCGTAAAAGTACATATCAGATGACTCAACCTGCCCATTGACTAATACCATTAGCAAGAACAGGTGTGTCACTTAAACTACGCGAACCTTAAAGTTACCCGCAGTCAGCGCAGTGATTCTAGCCTTGTCACCCGCAGGAGCATCAAAGTCATAATCAGTACCCAAGACAGCGCCTTTGTTCAACACGTTAGCATCGTAGTTAATCGCTACACCGTCTGACGAAGGCACTGTAGTACCCGATGTCATGTTAAAGACTATCGCTAGATCAAGATCGTTACCAAGAGCTATGTGGTTCGGGTCTGTTACTGCGTCTAGTTGAGTCTTGTCCATTTGGTTTGTGTATGAAGGCGTGCCTATGGTGTACTCGTTTACATAATCAGAAATAAGACCAAGCACAAACATTTTAGTGCCGTCAGTGTTAAAGGTTACTGCGCTAGGGTAGCCATCTTTGTCTGATACATCAAAACTATCTACAAATGAAGCTGTAGATACGTCAAACCCTGTTGATAACGTGTACTCGTTAACGTCATCGCCTGTCCCACCAACAACAAACATTTTAGTGCCGTCAGTGTTAAATGCTATTCCAAGCGCTTGAATTTCCTGAGCGGAGACGCTAAAACTATCCACAAATGAAGCTGTAGAAATATTAAAGCCTGTGCTTAATGAATATTCGTATACAGCGTCTCCTGTTTTACCAATAATAAACATTTTAGTACCGTCGGTATTAAAAGTTATATCCTGAGGACTTGTATCTTGAGCAGAAACAGAAAGAACACTAGCCCAACTAGCCGTGGAAACATTAAAACCTGTGCTTAATGAAAACTGATTTACTTCTTGTCCGCCCCACCCGACAATAAACATCTTTGTACCGTCAGAATTAAAAGCTATCCCTACCGGAAAAGTTTCGCGACTAGATACATCTAACCTACGAGTGTAACTAGCCGTTGAAACATCAAAACCTGTGCTTAATGTGTATTCGTTTACGTCTTTTCCTGCCTCCCCAACAATAAACATTTTAGTTCCATCATTATTAAATGCCATTCCTTGAGGAGTAAGTTCTTGTGACGCTATAGAAAAATTTTGAGCATAAACGGCGGTCGATACATCAAATGTGTTTATAGTCGCGCCCTCAGCACCCTCCATAGCCTCAGCCAACGCAGCTAACTCTGTATTCGTAGTCGCGTTAGTCCAAGTCTCAGAAGCGTATGTACCGTTAGAGTTGTACTGCCAAGTACCTGCGTTGTTACGAACAATGTCTCTCTCGCCATCTGTGTTATCTATAACAGTCCACGTTGTTCTGTCGTCTGTAGAGATAGCGTAGTAGACATTGCCGTCACCTGCGTTCTGGTCAGCCGTCATTGAGTTGATGTCTGTCCAGTAGGTAGAGTCTATTGAGGTTGTGGTGTGTACTGGTTGGTAGCCTGCTGCAGCTATTGGTGCTGTCCCTGTTGAGTATTGATATACTGAATCATTTGTAACCCCTACTATATACATTTTAGTTCCATCATTGCCAAAGCAAAAACCGTACATTGTTGAATCTTGCGAACTGGTGCTAAATGTTACGCCACTAAATACAGCGGTTGCTATATCAAAGCCTATTGATAAAACGTATTCTGTTACGTCATTTCCCTGCGTACCAAGAATAAACATCTTTTCGCCTGTTGCGTTAAAAGCTAATCCCAATGCACTTGTTTCTTGCGCGGCTAGAGAAAAGGCTTGGGAGTACACTGCCGTTGAAACATCAAAAGCAGTGCTTAAAGCGTATTGATAGACAGAATTTCCTTGAGCACCGACAAAAAACATCTTAGTGCCATCAGTGTTGAAGGCTAATCCATAAGGATATATATCTTGACTAGCTACACTAAAGCTGTCTACAAAAGACGCAGTAGATACATCAAACCCTGTCGATAACGTGTACTCGTTAATATCTCTACCGACCAATCCAGAAACAAACATTTTAGTTCCATCTGTGTTAAAAGCTAAACCGGAGGGGTATGTATCTTGAGCAGAAACGCTAAAACTGTCTACGAATGATGCTGTAGAGATATCAAAGGCAGTAGACAAAGTGTATTCGTTTACGTCATCTCCTGCAGTTCCAAGAATAAACATTTTAGTGCCGTCTGTGTTAAGTGTTACAGAATTCGGAGTAGCTTCTTGCGCAGCAACGCTAAAGCTAACAGAGTCGTAACTAGCATCTGCTATGTTATAACTGCCATCATAACCACTTAACTCCAAATCCCCATCCGCAGCATTATAGACAACGCCGTACATCTCCCAAGAGCCTGAAGCGACTTGATCGTATGATGTAGGTGCTGTGGCTTCTACATAAGAGCCGTCTGTGGCTGTTAAGACAAACGCGCCACTGTTGGCTTCGATGGTCTTGCCTACGTCTGCTGAGGCGAATGAGCCTGTGCCGAGTGCTAATTGTTGAGGAATTTTGTACTGAAATACTCCATCTGTAGTATTATCTTCAGCTATGTATAAGTCTCCTTGCGAAGAAGCATGAATACCTCTTAGAACTGTTAGCTGACCACTAACAGCTAAAGTATTTGCAGAGCCTCCCATAGTGCTTAAATCCCAAGCAGTAGATAATATATATTGCCATACTGAATTTTGACCATAGTTAGATAAATACACTTTAGTGCCGTCAGAGCTAAAAGTTACTCCATATATAGTATTCAGTCCCGCTCTTGTGTAAGAAAGACTAGCTGTTGTTATGTCAAATGCAGTAGATAAAGAATACTCTATTACACTAGTATAAGCTGCAATATACATTTTAGTTCCGTCTGTACTAAAATCTATTCCTGTAATTGTGCCTGACAATGCAAAATTAGCTGTAAACGATGCGCTAGAAACATCCCAAGCAGTAGAGAGTGCATATTCAGTTGCTCTAGCCGGACTAAACCCCGCAATAAACATTTTAGTGCCGTCAGGGTTAAATGCTATTCCGTATGGCTGTCCTTGTTCGGTAGCTACAGAAAAACTAACAGAATCATAAGTAGCAGTAGATACAGAGTATGCAGTGGACAAGCTGTATTGCAAAACCGTGTCTGTGCTTCCTTCTATTACATACATTTTAGTCCCATCAGGACTTAAAGTTACACTTGTTGCAGTTGTTGTTGTTAAAGAAAAAGAGTTAACAAAACTCGATTCTGAAACATTTTCATTTACAAAATCCAAAGTAGTCGCATAAGCACTATCAAGTCTCGTGTAATTCTCTGTAGTCGAATTAACATCCCAAGAGTTATTAGTCACGCCTGACTGTGGGACTTCTTTAGTCACACTGACCACTGGCGCAAGCACTGAGCTTGTGAGATTGATTGTAGATGACTCGCCAGTTGTGAAGGTCTTGGTTAGTGTTCCAAGTGTCGGGTCTGTTGTTAGAGTCTCCCAAGTCGGTGTAGTGCCGTTGGTAGAAAGATATTTACCTGACTGACCTGACTGTGATGGGAAGTCTGTAACTTGCGATAATGTAACGCTTGTAGCTGTAGGAGAAACGTCAGCCCAAGCAGCGCCATCATAAACGCGCATTGCATCGGTAGTTGTGTTGAAGTAAGTAGCGCCTTCAACCAAAGCGTTGCCATCGTTATCTAGTGTAGGGTCTGCTGCTTTTGCGCCAAGATAGAATGTAGAAGCAACCGCTGTATCAACGTATAGCTTAGTAGCCGCGTCAGTATTAGCCGTTGGGGTAGCTACATTGGTTAGTTTTGTGTCTGTAAAGTCAGCAGTGCCATTAACAATTAAATTGTTTAGAGTAGTTGTACCAGTAGACGCTGTGACGTTTCCTGTAACAGTTCCTGTCAAATTTCCTGTGACGTTGCCTGTCAGGTTGCCTGTGACATTACCTGTGACGTTACCAGTAAGACCGCCAACAAAACCTGTAGTAGCTGTTACAGTAGTACCAGTAATGGCTAGTGGTGTAGTTGCTCCAATTACAACGCCATTGACAGTCCCGCCAGTAATGACTGCATTGCTAGATGCAAAAGTACCGTTAGCGGTTAGAGTTCCGGTAACGGTAGCTGTGGCTGTAGTAATGGTTGATGGGTTAGTACCCAACTCTACAATCTGTGTAGACGCATTCTCTGTGAAGATGCGTTTGTCTGTGACGTTGACAGCGAGTTCGCCTTGAACCAAGTCACTTGTAGTAGGGACTGCGGAGGCTGTTGAGCTGTTCTTGGTTACTATCGTTGCCATTTACTTTGTTCCTTTAGAGTGAGTTGCTAGGATATAAAAGGCATATCCTGAAAAACAAACAAGCTACCACTTAGAATTATTGTCCACTTAACTTTGTGACTCCAATATCTCGCTGAGAGTTTAGAAGGGTTAGAGTCCTGCGCGTTATGTCGCGCATAGTATGACTTCTTTCGGGCTTTGTCTTTGGCGGTGGTTGGATTCTTACCCGCTCCTTTTACGCCCTGTTGACCAAACCGTATGGTCTTAACTTCATCACCCACCTTAGCGACAACAACGTGGCTCTTGGTAGGGTGGTTAGGTGTACGTTTGGGCTTGTTATACCCACTAACGCCAATCCTTTTTAATTTGGGGTCTTTCATAAGATAAGGGGGCAGGTTTCCCTACCCCCATCTCCGTCTTAGCCGTTTACAGCAAGAGCGAAACCGCTGTCAGGGCGGTAAGCCTTAACACCGTACAGAGTGTCAGCAGTGTACAGAGTACCGAGGAACTCTTGCTTGTACTGAGTCTGCGAACGAACACCTACTTGCTCCGCGAGGATCATAGTGTCCTGATGGATAAGCATTGCTGCCTTAACATCGCCACCCGCTGCGTTATCAGCAGCAGCCTCGATGACAGGGCAGTTAGAAGTAACGAATACGTCAATGCCGTACAGGCTACCGATCTTACCGTTAGCAACAGGCTGACCGCTTACGAAGTCAGAAGATACATAACGGTCAATGCCCATGATGGCATTACGCAGTGAAGGAGGAATAACAAAACAACGGTTGTCCATAGGAACGTCCGCGTCATCCTGCTTCTGAATCAACGCACGGAATGCAGCGTCAGTGAATACGTCAGCAGCAGCAACAGTGTCAGCAGCGTAAGCAGTCAGACCTGTAGATGCGTCATTGTAGAAGACAGCAGAGTTAACCCAAGAAGAGCCATCACCGTCACCAAGTGACTTACCAAGCGCAAACAGATCGTTGTCAATCTGACGAGCAAGCGCGTAACCCGCGTCACCTGTGTAGAAGTTACGGAGTGAAGCAAGAGCTTGCACCTCAGTAATATCTTCGATGATGCGTGAATACTCGTAGTGCTTGTCAATGACGATCTGTACTTCTGACTCAGTGTCGTTCTGTACAGTTACCGCAGTGTTTTCTGCTTTAGCGTAAGCAGCGCCACGGATAGGAGCAGGAACGTGAATCGTGTCACCTTTCTTGCCGCTCATTGTCATTTTCTTTACTAGGTTCGCGAGGATGAGGTTCTTCTCATACGCGGCGCGAATCTCGTCACTCCAAATTTCGGGTACAAAAGTAGCCGCTGAAGTGTTATCTACAAAACCGCCTGTAGCGGGAAAAGTTGATGTAGCCATGATCTAATACCTATTAGTTACGTACGCGGCCTTCCTGATACGCCTTCATTATCTCACCGGATAATGATTGATAACGCTTCGGGTCGTTCCGCATTAAGTCAATAATGTCGCTTCGGCGATATATCTTCTTGCTTGGAGCTTCGGTACTGCCTGATGCTCCACCCGTTGATGCTGCGTTCAATGCTTGCTTACGCTCTTTGCGTTCAACTTCTACAGTCTGAGTTGCGACATTACGAATCTCTTTCCATGTGGAAAACAATTCATCTGCTGCGTCATAGTTGTATTGGTTGTTCGCTTGCTCGTATAGCTGAGTTCTTACTTTGCTTCCTGTCACCCACTTTTGGAATTCAGGACTCATCGCAATCTCTTTTAAGTCAGGGTGCTTCTGCTGT